GTTAGAAGATACTCAAGCAGCTGCGGATAAATTATTAGATGTAGAATCTAGTATTGAGAATGAAATGAAGGCTAATGTATTGACAGGTAAGCATATGAATATGAATAAAGCTCGTCAATTAGCACTTCAAGGTAAAACAGCAGAAGCTGCAGCTGAAGCAGTAGCTCAAGCGGGTAGCTACGATGATATAATGGAAATGGCACCGTATAAACAAAAGGCAGTTGCTGAAGCGGCAGGATTGACAGTTGATCAGTTAGTTAAAGCTGCTGAATTAAAAAAATACAGTCAAGCTCTAAATAATGCGGAGATAAAAGATATGAAAGATTTGACTGAAGAGCAAATCAAACAACTTCAAACTGCCAAAGTTATTGACGATACCAAAGCTAAGCAAATGATTAAAGAAAAACAAATTGCTTCATCTCAAGAAAAAATGGCAGCTATGGGAGATAAATTATCTGCTATTTTTATGAAATTAGCCGAACCTATTATAGAAATGCTAGATCCATTAATGGAAATGGTAGATGGAATTTTTCCTATTTTAAGTCTTTCGATTAGCGCAGCTTTTTTTCCATTAAAAATTGCATTGAAAACTTTAGGTGGTATAGTTGACGTAGTAACTTATATAATTAAAGTAATTGGTCGTGCAGGTGAAATGATAAATACTGCGTTAGGAGACCCTATAGGAAAAATGATTAAATGGTTTAAAGGAGTAGGAGAGTCACTTTCTAATTTCTTTAATGTAATATTTGATTCAATTAAAACTGTAATAAAACATTTACTTCCTGATTGGGCAATTGATTTATTAGGATTAAATAAAGATAAATCAAAAGAAGCTGAAGGTAAGAAAAAAGAAGTTCATGATGCAGTTATTAACCCTTCAGGAGGATTAGAAGTATCAGGAGCTAAAGGCAAATTTAAACTTGATAAAAATGATTCAATTGTAGCTGGAACAAGTTTAAATTCACAAAGTACAGAAAGTGATAGAGGAATATTAGGGTCATTGGCAGAAAAAATGGGTTCTAATACAAATGGGTCGGTATCTTCTATGCCAAATGAAAGTAATAAAGAAGTAGTTGCTTTATTAAAAGAATTAATTGCAAAAGTCGATCAGCCTGTTAAAATTAACATCAATGGAAGGGTTATGGATGAAATTGAAAAACAAACTACTTTAAGAAAAACTTATTCAACTAAAGTAGATAGCGGATATGGCATATTTGGATAATTATTAATAATATGGCACTAGTCGACTTAAAATCTAATTTAGCGAACTTTCGCTCAACATTTACAACACCTAGCGTTGCAAATCAAACTGTAAATAATTTAAATCATCCATCAAAGACGCATGTATACAAAGCTTCAGACAGTAAATTAGATATTGATTCAATTCCAAAATCTTACAATGAAAAAACTCGATTTAGTAAATTGTTTACTGACACTTCTAAATTTGATCGACCTGATTCGTTAATTTTTAAATATACAGGAAAAACAAAATTTACTCAAATCGTAATAAATTCATCTAAATTTAACATAGATAATTTACCTAGTAAATTTAGCATTCAAGGGATGTATACTCCTAGTAAATTCAATTCAAATTCAGTAGTAAACAAATCTAAATTTAACATAGATTCATTACCTAGTAAATTTAGCACAAACACTAAATACACTCCAACATCACTATATCCTGAATCAAAAATTAAACCAACGTCAACACGGTGGTCGGGAAAGTTAGCTCCAGAAGTTAATTTTTTCAATGATACAAAATCAGGAGCAGTTGGATTTACTAGAAACTTTACAGATTCAAAATTAACTAAATTTATTGGGGCTACCCTAGCATCATATACATATCCTAATTTATTAGGTTTAGGAGATAGATTAGTTTCTAGGCCATTAACTAATTCTAAATTTCCAAATTCAGGGACAGCTACTTTAGCAAACCAATTGCCAATGGGCTCTGTATTTCATTATACAAAAGATGGAGTAATTGCATCGAAGAAATTTTCAACAGAAGGATATTCTGAAAAAAGAAAATACAGTGACAATATTAAATCAATAAAAGGACAATCTGATAAGTCTTTGATGTTTGTAAGATCTACAGAACAAAATTCACCATCGGCTATTGATGAGCAATATAAGAAATTTAATTTACGTGATGAAGCGTATAACCCGACATATATCAAAGCTCCTTTAATTTTAAGAGGTATTCAAAGAAAAGGAAAAGAGACTGCTCAATATTGGGGGTTTGGTTCAAAAGCTGGATTTGACGATGGATTAATTCAAGGAGGCACTGCTACTGTCGCAGATAGAATAGCAGCTGATTCAGAAAGAATTGCAAAATGGATGTCATCTCCAAAAGGTCTTTTATGGACTAGCAAGCAAGTAGGATTAGGTTTAACCAATCCGAAAGTAGAAGCTATAGCCGGTACTTTTGGACGTCAAACTCGAATTCATACTGGATTAACTTCACTGCTTTCAGTAGCGGGTTCCCCATTAGGATTGCATTTTACAACTCATGGAATTCCTTTTGCAAATGAATTTGCTAGTTATGAAAATGTAATTAAAACTAAACAATTACCAATAATTGGAAATGCTAGCTACAGTCGATTGATTGATTTACATCATGAATTTGGAGAACCTGGTAAATTTTATACTAATAATTTAATTGGGAAGGCAGTTTCAGAAATTAAATCACTTAAAACTAAATCATTAGGATCTGAAATATTATCAGGATTAGGAGGTCCAAATTCCGTGTATGGAATTGGATTTACTCAAATTCGAAGAGTGGTAGATACTAAAACAGATGCAGTAACTCGAGCATCAAACTTAAAATTCATTCAAACGTATAATATTAATGAACAATATGCTTCTGGAGACTCATCTGCTATATTTAAATCAGCAAATTCTGCAAATACAGAAATTTCTGATAAAATTAAAGTTGACGCTCGACAAGCAATCAGTTCTATGGATCATTTAAGTAAATCTAATGAAAGAGATTCATTAAAAACTAGATTATCTAAAATTAATACAACACCAGGGGCTGGAGAAGGAAACTCAATTGAAACTAATGAAGGTAAAGTTATTGCATATCCAAAGAGTCCAAAAAGTGATATTAACAATTACATTACAATGGCTTATGGAAAAATTCCTAAAAATGCAAATGATAAAAGTTCATTAAACGGAGATTTCCGTAATGCATTAGAAAAAGATAAAAAAGGATTTACTGGTAAAAAAGCTGATAAAAATTATTATACAAATAATAGTTTAGAAACTAAATATGGATTTGGGAATTTAGGTCAAATAGGGGTTGACAGAACAGATCCAAATGCATTTTTAGTAAAAAGTGGTCAATTAGGGACTGATAGAAAAATTATAATTACCAATAGCAATTTTAGGGGTGATAAAGTAAATGGTTTAGATGTACATCTTACAGAAAAAACATCATCAGAAAAAATTTATGATACGCATGGAAATGATTTAATTAAATTTTATTTTCAAGATGGGGCAATGGATAATGTAAATTCAAATGTTGCTGTAATGGCATTTCGAGCGACACTAACAGGATTTACTGATTCATTTTCTCCAGGATGGGAAAAAATAGATATTATGGGTCGTCCGGATGGAGCGTATTTATACAATTCATTTGAACGAAGTATATCATTTAATTTTACAGTAGCGGCATTATCTCGCTCAGAAATGATGCCAATGTGGAGAAAGTTAAATTATTTAGCTTCATATACAATGCCTGATTTCAATGGAAATTCAAAACCGTCAGGGCCTTTTATGCGAATTACAATTGGTCATTTATTTCAGCAAACGCCTGGATTTATATCTTCATTGTCTTATTCAATTCCAGACGACGCTACTTGGGATATTGCAGAAGATTATATTGCTAATAATAAAGAATCTAAACAATTACCAATGTTAGTAGACGTTGCAGTGTCATTTACAATAGTAGGAGATTATAGACCTCAAATGCATGGAAGAGTTTATAGTTTATCTGATTTTGGAGCAAAAGGAAAAAAAGCGCCTGGTCAATGGTTAGGTGATTCAATTGTAGCAAAATAACAAATAAAATAATATGAGTCGATATAGCAATTACTTATTTACGCAAAAAGAATCAATTGATTCAACTACTAAAAAACGATTTTATGAAACGTTATTAGATCCTACAATTGATAAAAATTCAACAGATATTTACGTTATAACTGTAATTGGAGATAGATACGATCTTTTAGCTTGGCAATATTATAGCGATGCAGAATTATGGTGGATTATTTCTGCCGCAAATCCAGAATTACAAAAGGATTCTTTATATTTAGAACCAGGTACGCAAGTGCGAATTCCTAGAGATTACCACGCTGCATTAAATTTATATCAAAATCAAAATAGTTCACGATAATAATGTCAGATACAATATTTTATACAGAAGTAGATGCTCAAGTAAAAAATGCATTAAACGCTAGAAAAAATTATTATAAATCAGAAAATAGAAATTCTGCTGCTCATAAATGGCTATTTCAAAAAATGGCGTATGCTACAGCTCAAGCTGTTAATGAAGTTTCTAAAAAATCATTTTCGCTAGTAACACCTCAAAAAGGAGGTTTAGGAAAAGTTCCTAATGGAATAGATGGGTTGTATGAAAATCCTGCTTTTCCAACTTCTGGATATTCTGATGCTGGCAGATTTATTCCTAAACCACACATCAACACAGTTAAAGTTTCAAATGAAGGAGATTTTGGGTCTATTAGAAAATGTGAAATTGCATTTACTGTATACAGCAGAGCTGACCTTAATTCCTGCCAACCATTTTTAGATTTAGGAGCAAATTTATCAATTCAATGGGGTTGGAACGACGCAGGCGGCGCGGGTGGGCCTCAAGGAAATTTTACTGGAATAATATATAATTTTTCCTATTCAGTTAATTCAAATGGAGGGTTTGATTGTATATCATATGGAATGGGAAAAGGCATTAATATTTTAAGTGGTAATGTTAATGCTGGTTCTGATTCAGCAGGGCATTCATCAAAAGATAAAAATGGAAATGAAGTTAAAGCTCTTACTATTAGTTCAGAAATTGATCAATTAGTTCAAAAAGCAACTTCATTAGCTAGCAATTCAATTAATTCAGATGGAATTGGAGCTGTAAAATTTCCAACATCATGGGGAAGTAATGAAAATTCAACACAAAATCAAGAAAATAAAAATACTGTTAAAGAAGAAGATTCAGCTCAATATTACATTTCATTAGAAAAAATTACAGAGCTTATTAATAAAAAAGTATTGCAAGCAGCGGGAGGTCCTAAATTTGATAAGTTAACTATTTTATGTAATAAAGATGTAACTAAATGTAATGTGCCAACTACAGATAAATTAGTATCTGGACATCCATTAGAAGTTTTATTTCCTGGATTTGGAGATTATGGAACTCATAAGTTCTTTTCAGCTGATTATTCTTCAGATGTACTTAATGGAGATTTAAGCAAAGCAATGATCAATGTAAATTGGTTGAAAAAATTACTAAGTGAAACAGGAACATTAACTGCGGATTATCAAAAATCACCAGATAAATCAATTGGCAAATTTTTTAAAAATTTACTTGAAATGATTTATATTAATAGCGGGGAACGATTTAAGTTAGCAGTAACATCAAATCCAAAAAATGAAAATGAATGTTTTATTTCTGATACAAATTACATTGAGCATAAAATTATTCCATATGAAATTACAGCTGTATTAGCAGATAGTATTTGCCGATCAGTTTCATTAACAGCAAAAGTTCCTTCAGAAATGGCAACTGCCGCGTTTGTAGCAAATTCTAATACTTTAGCTCCAATGGGTGTAGTTACACAAACTGCAAATGAAGCTGCTGGCGCTAAAGCTAGCACTACAACAGCTCAAGAAGATTTTAATTCAGCAAAAAAAAATATAGATGCCAATCCTACACCAGATAACGTTAAATTAATGCAAGCTGCAATTAAGCGATTGTATATAGGAGATATAGATGCCCTTGATGGTAAACCAAAAAATGAAGCTGTTCCATTTCCACTTGATTTTTCATGCACATTAGATGGAATTGAAGGATTTATATTTGGAAATGCAATTACTTGTAATTATTTGCCAACTATATATCGTAAAGATGAATTTGCATTTACAGTTACAAAAGTTGAGCAAAACATTGCATCTAACGATTGGACTACAACTTTATCAACAGTAATGAGATCGTTACCAAAATAATTAAATAATGAACATTTCGCCTAAGTTATATTACCCAAAATCACACATTGTAAATAATCTTTACACTTCAGGAAAAGAATGGATGTTTGAAGATGACTCAGAATTTATTGGATATTATCATAAATACATTGATGGAAATGTAATGTCAGGAGCTGTGTTTAACTACACTGAATCTAAAAAATTAATACCATATATAGATAAAACTAATCAACCTGATAATCATATATACAATTCAATTAAAGATAAAATTCGATCTGTCACACCAATTGTTAAATATACATTTCCTAACGTAGATGATTTTGAAATAGGTAAAATTACTAGATATTTTATTAAAAGAAGAAATTATTCTACTTTTCAAGATATATTTGAAATTGATAAAAATCAATATAAACTTTGGAAATCTAAATCAGGCGGAATTGATTTTGCACTATACAACTCAATTGAACTAGATTGGAAATTAACTGGACCATTAAACGATATTTACACTGAATTAAATGTAATTCCAGGTGTGTATGATACTAACTTTAGAATGGTTATGTTAAAAGACAATTCATTTGCAGGATTGAAAAATTATTTAACTGATTACATTGAATTGTCAGTTTACTCCCCGCTTACTTCGCAAGATATTAAAAAACAATTTGGTAATGTTAAATAGCTTACTTATATTTAAGTAAGTTATGAAAATTATTGAGACAATTACAGAATTCAATGAATTTCTTAATACAGCAAAAGATTTCAATTGGATAGTCGTTCCTGTATATTGTAATGGAGACCGACCTGTCTATACTGATAACATTTCTGTAATTTACGTGTATGTTATTAATTTAGATGATGAAGTAATGATAGTATTCAATCATACTGAAGGATTGTCATTGCCAGAATCTTTATTAAGTAAATTTCCAAAAAATAATAAATTGTTTGTGTATGGAAAAAAGCGATTTAAGCAATTTCTAGACCAAACAAATATCATTGACATAAACATGGTTGAATATTTTTATAAAAATCAATCTATAGAAGATGATTTTGAAACTTCAGCTCATGAATTTTTTACAAAAAATTTCAATACATTTAACAACTTAAATTCAATTATTCCAATTGTTAAGCATATTGAAAAGTCTCAAGCTATAGCACATCGATTTTTAGATGTGTATGATTCATTTAATGAAAGTGCATCATTTATTAAGTACAATGAATTAATATTGGATAGTTTATTTCAAATAGAGCAATCTGGATTATTTGTAGATAGCAACCAATTCAAACAAAAATTCAACAATTCTACTTCATACGACAATTTAGTGTATTCAGAATATAATGTATATACCACTACAGGTCGGCCTAGTAATAGATTTGGGGGAATTAATTTTGCTGCATTAAACAAAGACAATGGTCAAAGATCTGCTTTTGTATCTAGATTTAAAGAAAATGGATTTATGCTTTCTTTTGATTACGATGCTTATCATTTAAGATTACTAGCTGAATTGATAGATTATCAATTTCCTGATAGTTCAGTGCATGAACATCTAGGAAAATTTTATTTTCAAAAAGAAAAATTAACAAGTGATGAATATTCTGAATCAAAATCAATTTCATTTAAACAGTTGTATGGAGGTATCAGTGAAGAATATTTAAACATTGAATTTTTTGCGAAAGTTCATGAATACACTCAACTTTTATGGACTCAATACAAGCAAAATGGATTTATAGAAACTCCAATGTTCGAAAGAAAATTATTTAAATCATTTCATTCTGAAATGAATGCTGCTAAGCTTTTAAATTATTTATTGCAATCATATGAGACCGAGCGAAATATGGCGGTTATTCATAACATACTTCTGCGTATACAGTCTTTCAAAAGTAAACTGATACTTTATACATACGATTCTTTTCTTTGGGATTTTAATAAACATGATGGGGCTGAATTAATAAAAATAATCAAAACAGAATTAGAACAGGGAGGAAAATTTCCAGTAAAAATAGAAATTGGAGCAAATTATTCAAATATGATTACAGTAAAAGCAAACGTTTAGTATATTTATATATGAAAAAAGAATACAGTAACAAAATATATTTTGGTACAATTAATTTGTTTATTTACGACAGAACCAGAAATAGATCATACAGTAAGTATGATTTCAAAAACGTATGATGTTGTATTTAAAAAAATTTTCGTGTTATCTATTATTGGATCTGAAGAATATATTTGCAGCTTCAATGTTGAAAAAGGTAATCATAAAAAACAATTGTTAGGTGCAATGTTAGTTCATCGAAAAAAAGAAACTAACACAATGTATACAATTAATTCTTTAAATGCATTAATTAAAAAAGAAAATAACGGAATTGCAGATTTGAATTTTGTTGTCAATTGGGTGAAATATTCAAATAGTTTTTTAATTACATCAAATAATGAATTGAAAATTTTTGAAACGAAAGTGTATCAAATAATAAATTTATAAAAAAATATTTGGTAATTGTAAAAGATTATCTTATATTTAGTTATGTTAGCAGTTGAATATGTATTAATAGTATTATAAACATCTAAAAAATCATATTACCAATTACTAATTATTAAATATTCATTAACAAATAAAACCAAAAAAAAAAATGGCAATTAATCTTGACCAAATCAAACAAAAACTTAATTCGTTACAAACGGTAACGCAAAAACAAAACAATCTTTGGAAACCTGAAGTTGGTACTCAAGTAGTACGAATTTGCCTTTTCAACACAACAGAGAAAATCCTTTTATTGAACTTTATTTTCATTACAACTTTGGAGGCAAATCTACTCTTTCTCCAATTTCATTTGGTAGACCTGATCCAATTTTAGAGTTTGGAGAAAAATTAAAATCGACAGGAAATTCTGATGATTGGAAAGCTGGAAAACAATTAGAGCCGACCATGCGTTGCTACGTTCCAATTATTATTCGTGGTAAAGAATCAGAAGGTGTTAAATTTTGGGGCTTTGGAAAATCAGTGTATCAAGAATTATTAGGATTTATTGCAGATCCTGATTATGGAGATATTACAGATCCAATGACAGGTCGCGATATAACAATTGAATTTAAACCAGCTGACCAAACTAACAAATCGTATCCTGAAACGTCAATTCGAGTTAAACCAAATCAAACTCCTGTCACTGACAATAAATCAATATTAGAAAAATTAGGTAATCAACCAAAAATTTCAGAATTGTTTAAAGAATATTCGTATGATGAAATGAAAACTATGTTACATAACTGGTTAGATCCGGATAATGCTGAATCTAATAATAATTCATCAACGACATCAGAAGACAATTCTTCAAATTCAAATAAAACAGGATTGAAAGAATCTGCGCAAGCAGCTAAAATTGACGACGTATCTGCAGCATTTGATTCATTATTTAATAAATAATAAATTAAAAGTTTATGGCAAAAAGTAAATTAGCAGTTCATGAAGGTGAAGTGCAAGACAATTTAGCTTCAGTGCTAGCAGATAATCTTAATAAAAAATTTAAAAGTTCCAATTACAAAGTAGCTTATTTTTTAGAAGGAGACACCGACGCGCCGTCTGAAGTTAGTGAATGGATTTCCACCGGCTCGACAATGTTAGATTTAGCAATTTCAAATCGACCTAATGGAGGACTTCCAGTTGGAAGAATTATTGAAATTACCGGGTTAGAAGCTTCTGGTAAATCTTTATTAGCGGCACACGCTTTAGCTGATACTCAACGAAAAGGCGGATTAGCAGTGTATATTGACACTGAAAATGCAATTTCTAGAGAATTTTTAGAAGCTATCGGAGTTGATTTAAAAGATATGTTATACATTCCTTTAGAAACTATTGAAGATATTTTTGAAGCAATGGATACAATTGTAGAATCTGTAAGAAAAGCTTCAAAATCAAGAATAGTAACTATAGTAGTAGATTCTGTTGCAGGAGCTTCTACTAAACAAGAAATGTCAGCTGATTATGATAAAGATGGTTGGGCAACTTCAAAAGCAATTATTTTATCAAAAGCAATGCGTAAAATTACTAATTTTGTTGGCAGAGAGCGAATTTGTTTAATATTTACAAATCAGTTGCGTACTAGACTGGGCGTCACATTTGGAGACCAATGGACAACTTCAGGAGGAAAAGCAATCGCTTTCCACTCTTCAGTTCGTCTTAGATTAAAATCAGTAGGACAAATTAAATTAGCAAAATCTGCAGACAAGCCTGAGGCTATTGTAGGTATTACTACCCGAGCTCAAGTAATTAAAAATCGTATGGGCCCGCCTTTGCGTACTGTAGATTATGATATTTATTTTGATTCTGGAATTGATGATTATGGTAGTTGGTTAACAATGTTAAAAAATTATAATTTAGTGACTCAAGCAGGAGCTTGGTATACATACATTAACACTGACACTGGAGAATCAGTTAAATTTCAATCTAAAGATTTTAAATCTAAATTAATTGATGATATTGAAATGAAAGAGCAAGTTTACAAAACAATTTGCGAAAAATATATTCTTAATTACAGAGCCGGTGATGATTTTGGTATTGATGATATTCAAATTGACACTGAATTTGATGGCGAAGAATCGTAATCACTTAATTAGTTATGCTTAAACATTACGCTGACTTACTGCGTCAGCTTTCACAAGAAAATCAAAATGCCGTCGACTTAAATCAAAATTCTAAAGTTTTGATAGTCGACGGCCTTTGACT